TCCCACAATATCGCTAACGCACAGGACATTCCGATTAGGGGCCTCCAGCTCCGCTGCATCATACCACCAAAGCCTGTAGCAGTAGACTTAGCATCAGCTAAGTTAATATCCATTTGTTTAGAATTTATTTCGTTCTCTAATTCTTTGAGCTTGTTTCTTGCGGCAAGCTTTTCTTCTTCTGAAGTGTGGACACTGTCGATAACTTTACCGACAGTGTCTACTAAAGATCCGCCTAATAATTTTGATAACATTAATTAGATAATCTGAGCGGCTGCCCAACCGATAACTAGACCGATTACAAGCCACTTCTTTTTTGGGTGATCGTTCCAAAGTTTTTTAATCATATCCATTAGAATACTCCTTTGAATTTAGTGCCACGAATCGCAGCACCTGTTCCTCTCATGCCTTGAGAGTTAGGTCCCTTCTTAGGGGGAACTGTTTTAGTGAGTTTTTTACCTTCAACCGACCCACCATCTTTAAAACCGAAACCTGAATCAATATCTTCTTGAGTGATAGTTCCCGCATCTAATAATTTTTTCTGCTCATCAGAGTCAATTGTTCTATCTGATTCCATTTCTTTTAGAACTTCTGGCTTTGAGTAGTATTTTTTCTTTTTCTTCTTGCGAGTTTTTTCACTAGGAATTTTCGGTTTTGATTTAGGCATTAAAATACTCCTTTGAAACCTTTTCCTGTGATCGCAGCTCCTGTGCCACGAGCCATTCCGCCATTGGCCATTTTCTTTGGCTTCTTCATTTTCTTCGCCATCTTCATTTCAGATTTTGTAGCAGGACGTAATCCTACTTCTAGGACCATACCACCATCTTTCATATAGCCCATTTTGTTTCTAACTTCTGTTGGAAGTTTTGCTAGACCAGGGTTTTTAGCCTTGTCTACTGGTTTTAAGTTTTTTTTCATTAGTGTATCGTCCTATTGTGTTGAGGTATTACCTCGTATTTATAATTTGCCAATAACCTTAGCAAATCTTGTGTATCTTTTAAACCTAATTCTTTGTTCATTGCCCACTGTCCTGCAGCTAAAAAAGCACTAGCAATTGCCAACGCATCAACCTCTTGTGAAACATAGAGAACATGTAAAGCCTTGAATTCATTAGTAAGGGATTCTACAACTTTTTGATCAATGGTTTCCCAGGGATTAACTTTTTCTTTTTTTGACATTTTTTTTACCTGCCTTTTGTAGAGCAATCGCAACTGCTTGTTTTTGAGGTTTACCTTCTTTCCTCATCTTAGATATATTAGCACTTATTGTACGATTACTACTACCTTTTTTTAGAGGCATTTAATCTTTCCATTTGTACTGCAGTTCTTTGGTTTTGAATGTCGTATTGTTGTTGAATCTTTTGTGCGTCGTAAGATTTTTTATAACTTAATCTTTCTTCATCTAATTTTCTTCCTGCTAAATCATCAGCAGCATCAAGATTTAATTTTTGTTGTTCTAAATCTAACTCTCGTGCTTTGATCTCGACCAACGGATCTTGTCCTTGTTGACCAAATCCTATAGCTTCTTGTTCTTCTGCTACGGCTTCATCTATCTTTGCAGCTATCTTCACTGCTACTTGTTTTTCAATCTGTGCTTGGAACTGTTGTTGTAGCTCTGGTGGTATCTGTCCACCGAACTTCATCGCTTGTCTGTTTATCTCTGGAGTTGTTTCTGCCATCACTTCGTTACGTGATTGTGCGGACATGTGCTCGACGATATGTGCTTGTAGAATTGTCATCACTTGAGGATTGTTTCTTACCAAATAGGAACTCATAAATGCTCTGTGTGCCTCGATGTGTGCTTCATGATCTTGCTCAGGAAAAACCACTAACGCTTGTAGTCGTAGCGACTGTGCATTTTCCATACCAGGATCAAGCGGTGATGGTTTTGCAGGAGGAGGTAAGATCGCTTCTACCTGTTGTACACCTAACGCCATATACATTCTTCGATACGCTTCGTAGAGATTGTGAACTTGTGGATTGCTTTGTGCTAATTGTAATTGTGTTTGTGCCAACATAATTCGTTGACTCATAGAGAAGATGTTTGGATCTGATACAGGTTGTACATCAACTCTGTCATCAAAGTCTGTTGCTTTAATTTGTCTGTTACCGCCTGATACGTTGTACGGATATTCTGGTGGTAGCGACGTTGCAAATAATTTTGCGAGTAATTCGAATTCTTGTTTCTGTCCGTTGTGACATCTCTTGTGAATACCACTCATGACTTTGGAACCTTGTTCTAATAATGCCATAGTTGTTCCAACAGGATTAGCCTGTGAACCATCACCGACTTTCATATCAGCGATAGCTGCGAATCGTCTTCCTGCATCAACCACATAACCGAGTAATTGAAATAATGTACCATCAGGTCCTTTGTAGGGAAGTGGCATCAATGCATTTCGTAAATCTCCACCTGGTGCATCGACGTCTCTGAATTCGCCAGGCATTAAAGGTTCTTCATCATCTCTGACACGAAGACCTCGTGATTTGAAACCGGCAGGTAAGTTGGATAATGTACCTGCATCGAGCAGTGCTCGTAGTGCTGCCGTGGCAGTACGAGTTAATCCGCCTAGCATATGCACTAAACCAAAACCATAAAATCCGAGACCAGGTAAAAACTTGTAGTGAACAAAATATTTTTGTCTCATGAACATCGGATCGTTCTGTAAGTAGTTTCGGTAGATAGATAAAATTTTTCCTGTGCCTTGTTCTAAGGTCACAACGTAAGGAAGTTTTAGTCCTGTGGGCTCACCATCTTCTCCTGTATTTTCATACCCTTCTAAATTCAAATCGACATGCATTTCTAACAGTTGATACTGACCAGCATACTCTGACTTTTGTACGCCTTCTAACTCGTCATACTTTTCCTGAATATCAGAATAGGAAGAATACAATTCGTCGTTCTCATCAATCTCAATGTCTCTGTAAAAACCAGAAAGCATTTGTCGTTTCAAATCGTTCGGAGAAATTTTTATCACGTGAGTGATGCGTTCTGCATCTTCTAATTCTGATGCTCCATAGTTCACGACTAAATCTTCACTTGGTATAAACTTCGCACACGGTCTTCCCATGTTGCCATCATAGTAAATCTTTTTAAACGCACTTCCTGCTAGCGGTAAGTGAAATAACATTTGATCTGTCTCAGCGTCGTACTCTTTCATTTTGTACATCAACTGATAGTTCATAAATTCTTTGACACGCTCTGCCTGTTGTTCGATAGCGTCATTCACTTCTCCAATGATTGATGTTTTAACGGGACCGCCCGCAGGAAGAAGCTCTTTGTAAGCTCCTGCTTGAAACTGCGTGACGGCCTCTGCGAGTAGTGGATGAGAAACTGATGCAGCGCCTCTAAAAGGATCGCTGACTTCTGTATATTTGAAACCTAATAAATCTAATCCTTTGATGTAACTTTGCTCCCAATCTTTTCTACTGGTCTGATCGACCGAGAACTGTGATCGTAGCTCGTTGGAAATCTCTGCTAAGGATTCTTCGGGAATTTGTTCTGCTAAGTTGTCGGCGAATCCTTGACCGTCGTCCATGGCCGATGGACCAAGGCTTAGTATCTCTTGATCACCGCCCTCGACTTCTACTTCCATAGGAGTCGTTGCTTCGTTTAGTGAAATTTCTTCTTCAACACCTTGAGGTGCTCCGTTTAACGTTTTATCTATTTCGGCCATTTAATATTTATACCTTATGATCCATAAAAAGCAATTCTACGTTTTGGACGATCTTCGATCTCCTCGTCGTATTCATGCTGTAATGCACCAAACTGTCTGTAGCGCATTAATGCCTGAGTGGTGGAATCCACTAAGTCATCGTTCCTACCATAAGGGAAAGCTGCGCATTCTTCAATAACTTCTTCTGCCCATTTATACGGCGGATACCAAATCATTCCCGCTTCAAAAAGCGGAGCTACAGAGTTGACACGCACTAATTTGTCATTACCCCTGCTCGGTGTAAAGTTTATCACGGGGATTCCCATTGCTTGTAATTCATGCGTTAGAGGAAGACCTGTTGCTTTCGCCTCGATGATGATCTGTTCAGGCTCCCAATAAGCATTCTTTTCCAAAGCAATTCTTTTTAACTCGGGAAAGTCCCATCTACCTTTATCTGCCTCCATCAAAATAATATTCTGCTTACCTGTGATCTCATTGTAGAAAACTCCCCACGTTGTAATCGCAGAAAAGTCTGCCGTCGTCTTACTGGAAAACGCTGTATCATAACTTTGAATAATGTATTGCAGAGGCGGTTGCGGTTTATCCCAACACTGCCACCACTCTCGTTTGATTATACTCGTCTCTTCACTTGTCGGTTGCTGTTGCCACTGTGCGTTCCACTTAGCGACAGGTAGAGAGGCCTTCACAGCTTTTAATTGATCAATCTTCCAGAACTCGGGCCATTGCGGTTGTCCGTCGTCCATGATCGCTGGGAAATCGACAATCTCCCACTTGTCTGCTGATTCATCTTTTGACTGTGCTTCGATCAATCTTTCCGTTAGATCGTCCTCGGACCAACGGGTCATGACCACAACAATACTTCCGCCTGGTTGCAAACGCTGACGAGGTCCTGATGTGTACCACTCCCATGCGTTCTCCATGGCAGTCTTCGATAAAGCATCTTGTTCACTATGTGGATCGTCGATAATGAGTAAATCTGCACCACGTCCTGTAATACTTCCGCCTACACCTGCTGCAAAGTATTCGCCTCCATGGTTCGTCTCCCATCTTCCTGCAGCCTGAGAGTCGGCGCGTAGTTCACTATTTGGGAAGATGGAACGATACTCGGAATCGTTCATCAGGTTTCTGACCTTACGACCAAAACGATATGCTAACTCTGCTGTATGGGTGGTTTGAATAATTTTCAATTTAGGGTTATGCCCCATCATCCAAGCGGGAAACAGATAACTGGCAAATTCTGACTTCGTATGTCGAGGTGGCATGTTGACAATCAAACGATTAATTTTTTTATCCCTGATGGCTTCTAATTTTTTAGAAATGATTTTATGGTGTCCCCCCTCAATGAAGTCGGGCCATATGGATTTTACAAAATTGCCAAAGGAGTCCCTTGCTTTTTTGGAAGATTCTAATTGATATTTCTTAAGTTCTAGTTTTTTCAGGAACAAGCGTTGCTCGTCCTGGGACATCGAACCCAGATCTGAAATGAAATCGGTCATTTTTCGCCTATATATTTATATATATACATCAACATATACATTGTCAATTTTAGGGGGTAATGGTTATCTAACAATATCAAATGATTATTTCATAAACCTTTAGTATCTCTTGCGATTTTTCGCGCACAAGTAATTATTTATTACAGTTTCATGAGCCACGGACCACGGACCACGACCGAAGCAAAAAACGACCTCGAATAGTAATGTTTTATTACATTTGTTTTATGTTCCGAAAAATATTATTTGCGCCCTGATCATTTGATCGTGGTTAATGATCCGCGGACCAATAACAACGGACCACGGACAAACGTCCTTAGTTATGGGTTTTTATATAGATGATTAATCACACACGGAACACTTTAAAACGCCTTGTATGGCTCTTAAAACAAGAAAAAAGAAGTGATTAATATCAAATTTTATTTACTCTTTATTCGATAGCCTTTGGCAAGTTAAGAAAAGGCGCAAATATTAAAGAAAGTTAATTAATTCAATAGGTTTTATTAATATGGATAAACTTATAATTTTTTATAAATGTTTATTTATTTATATGGGTTTTTCTATATATTATGATTAGAAATAAGAATATTCAGAAAAGGAAAATAAACTAATGAATATAAATATAAAACAACTTATTAATATTTTATCTAATGATAATATTAATAAAAATGAAAAGGAAAATTATTTCAAATTATTCTTTTCAAATAGAAACGTTGCCTTTTTAAAAAAGTCGCAACGGTTGGAGGCGTTTTTCTACAGTGAAACAAATATTCACAATAAGGAAAAAGCCTTAATTAAAATACTATCCAAAAAACTTGAAGACCAAGACTTTTCAATTTTTTGGTGTCATGAATATAATGAAATTTGTTTCGATAAATGGGGTGATCTTTATTTTAATGATCAGGGGGAAACAATAAGTGAAAACGCTTATAATGAAAATTATGTTCATTGTTCATCATGTGAGGAAATAAATCATATGGATAGAACTGATTATATTGATAATGATCATTATTGTAGATCATGTAGAGATGATCACTTTTTTTATTGTGATCATTGTGATGAGTATCAACCACACGATAATCCTTGTGATTGCTCTTATGATGAAGAAGAAGAAGAACAGGGCAATTTATACGCCTATAATTACAGAATACCGCTTTTAAACTTGGGTAATTCTGATTTACGCTATGGTATAGAATTAGAATTAGAAGTAAGAAGTGATTATGATAGGTATGATGTGGTTGCGGATATTGAAGGCGCAATTAATAAAGATGAAACTTTAATTGTATGTAAACGCGACGGATCACTCGACCAAGATCAAGGCTTTGAATTGGTATCCACTAACGCGGATTTTAATTACCATAAAAATTTATTTTGGAACGACTTTTTTAAAATGGATTTAAACAGTAAGTGTAGGGGATATCATGGTAATAATTGCGGTTATCATATTCACATGACAAGAAACGCGTTTAATGAGGATCAAATGGCACGATTAAACTGTTTTTATCATAATCAAAAAAACAGATCATTTTTAATCGATATAGCAGGGCGAGAAGAAAATAATTACGCTAGATTTTATAATGATATAAATATTAATAGTGATATTTTTACCAACGGAGATAATGGGAAATACCGCGCTATTAATTTTAATAATGCTAGTACAATTGAAGTTCGTATTTTTAGATCAAATCTAAAACAAATTTCATTTTTTAGAAATTTAGAACTAGTACATAGCATCAATCAATTTGTTTTAAATAGTACGTCTAAAGATTATGTCAATTTATTATTATGGCTAGATCAAAAAAATTATTTTAGCCATTTAGAATATATTGAAGACTTTAAATCAAGATACAATGATTTTAAAAACATTGTTGAGGATTTCAAATCAAACAACCAAGAACTAATACAACAAGAAAGCGAGAATTAAAAAGATGTGTTTAATTATTTTAGCTAATGATCCTAAATCATTAAAGTATGATGATTTAGAAACCGCCTATAAAAGAAACTCCGACGGATTTGGAGTGATGTATATTA